GGGCTGGAGGCTGGGGCGCGGGTCGTGGAGACGCATGCTAAGGTGCTGTGTCCTATCGACACCGGTACTCTCCGCAACAGCATCATGGTGGACGAAGTGACGCCCGACCGGGCCATCATTGCGCCACACACAGACTACGCCGAGCATGTAGAATTCGGCACCAGCCGGCAGGCGGCGCAGCCGTACATGCGACCGGCTCTTGACCAGCACGAGGCGGAAATCATCGATGCGGTAGAGCGCACGGTAGCGGCATTCGTGGGTTCGGTGCGGGCATGACGCTCGAAGCGGAGTTGCGTACATACACGCTGGCGGGGGCAGCGGTGGCAGCACTGGTCGGCACGCGCATGCATGCACGCATGTTGCCGCAGGCGCCGACGCTGCCCGCCATTGTGTATCAGCGCATCAGCACCCGCCGGCTGCACGACATGGCAGGGCCGGACGGGCTGCCGCAGGCACGTATGCAGGTGACGTGCTGGGGGGGGACGCCGGCCGTGGCCTACAGTGTGGCCAGCGTGGTGCGAGAACGGCTGGACGGAGCGAAGGGCACCTGGGGGACGCTGACCATCGGCGCATGCCTGTGTGTTGGCGAACGCGACTTGGACGATCCAGAGGCCAACCGGAGCGGGGTGGCGCTGGATTTCATGATTCAGTATCAGGAGGTATGAAATGGCGGGAAAAGCGGGTTTCGGTTGTGTGGTCAATTTTGGCACCACGACCGGCACCACGACCAGCGGGACGCTGGCGAATGTGACCAACATCAGCGGTCTCGACGGGGAGACCGAAACTATCGACGTGACGGCGCACGACAGCGGTAGCGCCTACCGTGAGAAGGTGGCCAGCTTCATCGACGCCGGCCAGGTGACGCTCGACGTGAACTTCGACCCGAACGCCGCGACCCACCGGGCGACCACGGGCGGCATTCTGTACCTGCGTGATCAGCGCACTATCGTCCCCTGGAAAGTGACGTTCCCCGGCACACCGGTGCATTATGTCACGTTCCAGGCGTTCGTGAAGAGCGCCGGCTTCGAAGCGCCGTTTGACGACAAGCTGTCGATGTCGGTGACCCTGGAGACTACCGGAGCGGCGACCTGGAATTATGGGACTTAGTGAGTAACTTGCGGGATAGGTATGCTAGGCGTTTCGATTGCTTAGCATACCTATTGGTTATCGTTTCGGGTGTCTACTAAGTTCGCCAACATGAAAAAGCTTTTCTGGCGATATTCCTTGCCGATGGCGATTACGAAGTGTTTTTACAGGGATACCGGTAACTTGACTCCATTCGAGCAACGTAAGGGTTTTACCGTCATGCGTGACAAGGGCATTGTTTCCGCGGTTATTCTGCTGAACAAACCAATCAGCCCAACGGCAATTATCCGGCGAATAGCCGAGATTGCTGTCGATGCGGTCCAGAGTGTGTTCAAGGGATGGGCGCGGTCCCATATCGGTATAGAAATTCTCAAACGAATTCAGCCAACGATCACATACGGTAATACCGCGTCCTCCATAGCGCGGGTAAGAACGGCTCTTTGGATTAGTGCATCGCCGTTTCATCATGCACCAGATATTGTATTCGCTGGTCTCGGTCATACCGTGAGTGACAGCGCGCTTTCTGACTGTATCGGTAGCAATCTCTTTTTGCAGACATCCGCAACTTTGAGTGTCTCCACCAACGAGACTGCTACGGGTAACAATGGCTGTATTTCCGCATTCGCAGACAACTTCCCATCGTGCGTCGCGGTTGCTGGAATTAGCGAGACGCTCAGCGCGACGCACGACAGTCCAACGGCCAAAGTGCTGACCAGTCATATCGATGGAACGAATAACGCGATTTGTGATAGGATCGTGGGGCATCGGGAACCTCCTAAGTTCTCGGTGACACGAGTCGGGACGTTGGCGCGTTGCCGGCTCACTTCGTTTGGTTACCCCATCATTGTATCACAATTGTTCGCACCTGGAAAGTTACCGGAGTGTGGACATGTCGCATGATCTGACACCTGGCGGCATCCGGCTCGACATAGGCAGCGGTGCGGCATCGCGTCCCGGTTGGCTGAGCATCGACAACCGGGCGCATCCTGCCGTTGCGCTGCCGCATGACCTGGAGCGCTACCCGTGGCCGGTCGAGAGCGAAAGCGTGCTACAGGCGTTTGCTGGGCACGTGGTGGCACGCATCAACCCGGCGCGGTTCGGGTTTCTTGCCTTCATGAACGAGGTGCACAGGTTGCTTGTGCCGGGTGGCGAGCTGATCGTGGTGACCTACTACGGCATGAATCAGCGCTATCAGGCTGACCCGGCCGCGTGCAACCCGGTGACCGAAGGTACTTTCTATCACTTCGACCCGGAACACAAAAGCGATTTGTGGCTACGCTACCAGCCGGAGCCGTGGCAGATTCGTGACATGCGCTGGGACTGCGCAGGGAATATCGAGGTGTTGCTTGGCAAGCGATAACCCGGTACGCCCCATCCGCATCATCGTGCAGGATAGCGGCGATCCCGGCTACACCAACCGGCTGATGGTGGGCACGGCCTGTACCGGCTTGTTGCGTGTCGAATGGGTAGCGGCTCGCTACGGTCAGCTGATCCCGCTGAATTGGTCGATGGCGGAACAGCGACAGGTGATGGAAGGCTACATGCCACTTCGCTACCAGGTGGCCGACGCGCAGAACCTGATAGTGGCCGAAGCCATCCGCATGGACATGGAATGGCTTTTCCTTCTGGAGCATGACGTAATCATTCCGCCAGACACCTTCATGCGCTTGAATCGCTACATGCGCGAGGCGCCGGTACCGGTGGTGAGCGGTGTGTACTTCAGCCGGGCATACCCGTCTGAACCGATGGTTTTCCGGGGCATAGGCGAGGGTAGCTACCTGGACTGGCGCAAGGGGGACCTGGTGTGGTGTGACGGCGTGCCAACCGGGGCGCTGCTGATCCACATGGGGCTGTTGCGGGCCATGTGGGCGGACAGCGAGCCGTACACACTCAGCGGCATTCAGGTACGCCGGGTGTTCGAGACGCCGCGCTACACCTGGTACAACCCGGAGACGGGCGCAACCAACGTAGCCAGTGGAACCAGTGACCTGGAATGGTGCAAGCGGGTGATGCGCGGCGACTACCTGCGCAAAGCGGGCTGGACGGCCTTCGCCGACGAACACGGCGACTATCCGTTTCTCGTGGACACTGACATTTTCTGCGGACATATCAACCCGGACGGGACAATCTACCCCGACCGGAAAACACGCGAAGCGTTTGGGGGCTAGATGGCGAAAAAGTACCTGAGCAAGGCTGAAATCCTTGCGCAAAACGACCTGAAAACTGAGGACGTCCAGATACCCGAATGGGGCGGCGCCTGGGTGCGCGTGCGCACGCTCAATGCATCAGAGCGTGATTGGTTCGAGGCATCGACAATCGAGCGGCGCGGCAAAAACGTCACGCAGAACCTGCGCAACATTCGGGCGCGGCTGTGTCTCCTGTGTCTGATAGACCCGGCGACCAATGACCGGTTGTTCGCTGAGGAGGATGAATTCCCGCTCGGCGGCAAGTCGGCGGCAGCGCTTGACCGCATCTTCCAGGTGGCGCAGCGGCTGAACGGGCTGCGCGATGAGGATGTGGATGAACTCGCAAAAAACTCCAACGGCGACCAGGGCGACGATTCGCTTTCCGTCTAGCGCTGGCCTTCGGTCGCCCAGATGTCGATAGGATGCTCTCTGAGATGAGTAGCACACAGTTTGCCGAATGGATGGCATACGCGCAGCTTGAGCCGTGGGGCGAAGAGCGCGCCGACCTGCGCGCCGGCATTGTCGCCTCGACGGTGGCAAATGTGATGCGCGGCAAAAAGGGCAAGCCATTCAAGCCGCAAGACTTCATGCCAACATTCGAACCGGAGAATGAGGATGCCGCGCAGGCGCGCTTGTTGGCCAAAGCGCGTGCGGCACTGGGGGGCGGATAGATGGGCACCATCGCGCGCATGTCCGTTGAACTGGGAATGGACGCCAGCGGCTTCGAGCGCGGCATTGCCAGCGTACAGAAGTCGCTCGATTCGATGGCGAAAAAACTCGGGGCGGCTGGCAGCACACTCAGCCTCGGCGTCACGGCGCCCCTGGCCGGCATTGCCACGATGGCGATTCAGTCCGCTGGAGACTTCGAGCAGTCGCTCAACATCATGCAGCAGGTCAGCGGCGCCACTGAGTCGCAGATGGCGTCATTGCAAGCGCAAGCGCTGCAACTTGGCGCCGAAACGTCATTTAGCGCCGGTGAGGCCGCGTCCGCCATGCTGGAGCTTGGCAAGGCTGGCCTGAGTGTCGAGCAGGTTTCGGCGGCCATCGGCGGTACGATGGATTTGGCGGCGGCGGGCGGGTTGGATCTGGCGCAGGCGGCGGAGATTGCGGCCAACGCCATGAACGCTTTCAAGCTGCCAGCCAGCGACACAAGCACCGTGGCGAACATGCTGGCGGCGGCGGCCAACGCATCGAGCGTCGAGGTCACCGACTTGGCAGCAGGGATGACGATGGCCAGCGCTGTGTTTGCGAGCAACGGCCAAAGCATCGAGGATTTGACCACAGCGATGGGCTTGCTTGGCAACAACGCCATCAAGGGCAGTGACGCCGGTACCTCGCTCAAAACAATGCTCATGCGCTTGACGGCGCCAACTGATGAGGCATCAGCGGCAATGGCGGCGCTGGGTGTCCAGGTCTACGACGCGCAAGGCAACATGCGCGACTTGCCGGCCATCATGGCCGATTTGAAGCAGGCAACCTACGGCGTCAACGAAGTGACGTTCACCTCCAGCAACTTGACGGCCGATCAGGCCGAACGGATGGACTACCTACGCAATATCATCGCCAAGACACAGACGAAGCTCGCAGACTATTCGTCTGGCCTGGCGGGTGTCGCACAGTCGGAGGCGGACAAAGCCGTTTCGACCGACCGGCTCAACCGCGAGTTGGCCGCGGCGCAAGCGGAGTATGCAAGCTTGTCCAGCATCGGCGGCTCGACCGTGACCATGATGAATCAGTTGACCGCCGCCGAGCGCAACGCGGCGCTGTCAACCATCTTTGGCGCCGACGCAATCCGGGCGGTCAACGTGCTGCTGTCGGAGGGTGAATCCGGCTGGTCGAACATGGCGGAAGCGGTCGGGCAGCAGGGGGCCGCCGCCGACGTGGCCAACGCACGCATGAAGGGCTTTGGCGGTGCAATCGAGTACCTCAAGGGTAGCATCGATTCGTTCTTGATCAGCACGGCGCTGCCGTTCCTGGACAGCTTGTCCGGCATTGTGCGCACGGTGGCGGACGCCATCACCGGGCTAGGTGGCCTGCCTGAGCCGCTGCGCAATGCGGCGCTGGCGTTTGCTGGCGTCATGGCCGCAGCCGGCCCGGTCATGCTGGCGCTGGCAGGCGTGGCGACGGCGCTGGGTTTCATCCTCTCGCCTATTGGGCTGGTAGTCATCGGGGTTGCGGCCCTGGCAGCGGCATGGGTGGGTAATTTTGGTGGCATCCAGGAGGCAACTGCAACGGCATGGGCGGCGATTCAGCCGACACTGACGGCCATCGGCGATGCCATCAACCTGGTTGTTTCGTACCTGACGGCGACAGCAGAAACAGGCGACTCTCGCAGTGCGTTCGGTTTCATTCGTAAATTGCCGGATTTTCTACAAGCACCGACGTTAGCGCTCGGTGATTTCGTAGCCTTTGTCAGCAACAGCATCGCCGAAATTCAGGCCGGCACGTTCGATTGGAGCAAGGTTATCCCGCCGCTGGATTTGTCGGTTCTGACAACTGCATTGGGCGGGATCATGACTGCGTTTGCGGGGCTATGGGCGTGGTTGCAGGTGGCATTGCCCGCCGCACTGACTGCGATCCAAACCGCATGGAGTGCGGCCTGGCCGGCGATGCAGGCTACCTGGGATAGCACGTGGGCTGTGTTGAGTGCCGCTTTCACCTCTGCACAAGCCTGGTTGGCCACGACACTGCCGGCCGCTCTGGCAACGTTTCAGGCGGCATGGGATGGATTGCAGGCTGTGTTCAGCGCGACGCCTGGCGCAATCTCGACTGTGACCGCCACGTTTGCTGGACTGTGGGCACAGTTGGCGGGTATTGGCGCAACGCTGGCGGCGTTTTTCGCCCCGGCCATCGAGCGGTTGCAGACGGCATTTGTTGGGCTACCGGAGAGCCTGGCGCCGCTATTGCCTGCGCTGCAGGAGATGGCAGCTGCCTTCGGCGGCCTGCTGACGGCCGTGCAGCCGCTGCTATTCGCTCTGGGCGTGGCCCTGGCCGTTGCTGCCAATTTCGGCGTCAACCTGATGGCGGCGGCAATCGAGCGCCTGCCAGGTATCGTTGGGCCGATAATCGACCAGGTGACAAACAGCGTCAAACTCATTTCGACGGTGTTGACTGAGGTCACCTCGGCCATTGTGGCTATTGCGAACGGCGACTGGTCGGCGGCCTGGGAGAGTATGAAGAGCATCGTCACGGCGTTTCAGACGTTCATCAGCGACACGTGGACGAACATCACGACAATGGTCGGCAATGTCGGCGGTGCCATCGGCGAGGCGGTTGTCAGTACGTTGGAGGACATGGGGCTGACAGCGGCGGCAAAATCGGTCAAAGACATCGTGACGCAGATCGGAGTGATGGGTGAATCGTTGTCGGCTGTGTTGAGTGGCGATCTGGCATTTTCAATCACGCTGCCTGATTGGCTCTCGAAGCTACTCAAATGGTCATGGCCGGCATTGCCTGCGGTGCCGTCGTGGATCACGACGCTGTTGGCGTGGGCATGGCCGAAAGTGCCGAGCGTGCCGAACTGGATACAGACGCTCTTTGGCTGGCGTTGGCCAGGGTTGCCGGAGGCGCCGTCATGGTTGGCTGATCTGCTCAACTGGAGTTGGCCGGCAATGCCCACTTTCCCGAACCCGTTCGGCGGTGGGCAGGCAGATGGCGGGCCGGTGTCGGCGCGTACCACCTACCTGGTGGGCGAGCGTGGGCCGGAACTTTTCACGCCGAACAAGTCGGGCACCATCATTCCGAACGATGAGCTTGGCGGCCTATGGGGTGACACGGCTGGCGCTGGCAATGGTGGGGCGCAGGTCATCGTCAATGCCAACGTGGCGAGTAGCATCGACGTGCATGCACTTGCATACCAGGTGGCGGCAGAAATCAGCCGGTGGCGGCGGTAGAACAAGGAGAACCATGAGGCGAACGATTGTAACGGCACTGTTGACGATGGCTCTTGCGCTGTGTGTTGTCGGCACAGCCAGCGCGCAAACTGGCAGCTACACTTGTACCTGGACGCAGGTCGCCGGCGGCTTCCGGCTCGACTGCCGCACACAGGCGACGCGCACGCCGACGCCAACGAGGACACTAACATGGACGCCAACAGCGACTACAACCGCTACGTCTACGAT